CGAATAAGTTTGGTTCAGGCGCTAAAGGACTTATTGGTCTTTCGATTGCGATAGGTGTAATGGCGCTTGCTCTTTATAACCTAGCGAAGTTAGACGATAATGAGCTTAAAAATGGCATCATAGGTTTAACTGCCTGTATTGGTCTGATTGCTGCTTTCCTGCATATTTGTTCAAATCTCGGCAAATCTAAACCCATTACTATGCTCTTGTCGATGGTCGGACTTGCTGCCGCTATGCTGGCATTCGGACTCGCACTTAAACTCGTAGCGAAAGTCCCCTGGCAGACCATTGCAGCATTCAGTGTCGGCCTATCCGCTGTCGTTCTAGCACTTGCAAACGCTATGACCATTCTTGCTAACGTTCCGTTCATGTCTGGCATCAAAGCTATTGGACTTCTGTCAGTCGGTGTTCTTGCTTTAGGGGCTGTCTTTGGGATGATTCTTGATTTGGTATCCGACAGCATCTCAGGCGCCTTGGTTCAGCTTTCCAGCGCTCTTGAATTGGCAGGCGGCATGATATCCGGTTTTGCGAGCTCGATGGACGGTATAGACAGCGATCGCGTTGACGAACTGAAACAGATATTTGAGACGCTGTTCAGCCTTGTGGCGTCCGTTCCCGCTTCTGATGGCACGGCGCTCATCACCTTCTCCGGCAATTTGAGCCAGATGGGCGCAGCACTTGGTTTGTTTATTGCCAATTCAGACGGCGTGACGAGCGAATCGATTACACCGAGGGTTGAAGCGATCCGGAGCCTGCTTGATATTCTCACACAAGTCAGCACAACAGAATTCGCCAATATTCAGAATTTTATCGGCTATATTACCGATCTGGGCGGCGCGCTTACGCTCTTTGCTGCCGCCGATTCCGGATTAAACGGAGAGGAAGCCGATGCACGAGTGCAAAACGCGACCGCGTTGCTGTCTTCTCTTATAGAAAATCTTCCGGATAATCTGACGACAAGACTCGGCGCTTTGCCTGAAGAAAACTCGATGAGTATATTCTCTGCGCGACTGGTTTCGCTTGGAGGAGCGTTGGTTTCTTTCGGTAACAGCGCATCCGGAGTCAATCGAGACGATGTGAACAATGCCATCGTGTCTTTAGGCATGCTCAGTGAACTGGAGACGACGCTCAAGAATCATGGCGGTATTTTCGAGACCATTACAGGTATTTCCAGTCTTGATACCTTCTCAGTTTCCGTGGCTGATATCGGCGGCGGTCTTGCTGCTTTTGCCGAAAAAACAAGCGGTATTGATTCGAACAAGGTAGCAAACGCCATCGGTTCACTTCGGTTGCTGAGCACGCTTGAGTGGGGGCTTCGCAATCATGGGAGCCTGTTCGGCTTTTTCACAGGCGATTCTTCTCTTACCAGCTTTGCAACTGGTGTTAATGCTATAGGCGAAGGACTTTACAATTTCTCCGAAAAAACGAAGAATGTCGATTCGGGGAAGGTAACATCCGCAACAAATGCGCTTTCGATCTTTGCAGCCATTGATCGAGGACTCGCCAATCACGGAGGCGTTCTGGCATGGTTTACGGGCGATCAAAATCTCTCTGATCTTGGCAATAACCTTGAACCGCTCGGAACAGGCCTTGCGGCTTTCTGTAAAGCGCTCGACGGCGTAAAGAACACAACGGTTGCTTCCCAGGCGGCGACAATCCTGCAAAAGCTGGCCGTCGCTGACACCAACTTGAATCTTGCTGGTAACGTGCTTCAGCTTCAAACGTTCGTAAGCAGTCTTCATGACGGTAAAGGCGGAGGTATTGGCGAAAAGCTTAAACTATTCTCTGATGATCTCGCGGGGTTCGATTCTGGAATCGTCGGATCTGCTACAAACGCTTTGAAGGATCTTTCGCTGGTTGATTCCAATTCGCTTGAATCGCTCGGAAAGAAATTCAAAGATGGGATCTTTACGTCCAGCGTCATGACAAGTATTACAACGGGAATTACTTCTTTGGTTTCTTCCATGACAACCGAACTGCGAAACTACTATACGGATTTCCATTCGGCAGGCGAATACCTTGACATGGGGTTGGCCAATGGCATTCTTAGTGGAGACTGGCGTGTGGCAAATGCAGCCAGATACGTTGCTTCCGTTGCCGTCAAAGCTTCACGGCAAACTTTGGCGATCAACAGTCCTTCCCGAATTGGCGCGGAACTCGGCATGTATTGGGATATGGGCATGGCTAACGGTTTGAACCATTATGCCAATCTTGTCAGCGATGCTGCGAGAGAGTCCAGTCAGAATGCCGTCGATACTGCTAAGGGAATCGTTGCCAAAGTCAGCGAAGTTATGTCTTCAGATATGAGTCTTGCGCCAACGATCACGCCTGTGCTCGATGCAAGCAATATTCAGTCCGGAATCGGTGGAATCAACAGCCTTTTCGGAGGCAGAGTGATTACGCTTAATGGCGTCAATACAGTTCGACTTGCCGATCGGACCGAGCAGTCCATTCCGAATCAAAATGGAAGTGACTATGCATCCATCGTGAATGCGATTGGCAACGTGAATAATCAGATCGAAGAACTAGGCCAAAGAATTGCGAGGATGCAGGTTGTACTCGACAGCGGAGCGCTCGTGGGTCAAATCGCTGGTGATATAGACAAAACTTTAGGAGAAAGAACGATTATGAAAGGAAGGGGTAACTGATGTATGTAAGTCAATACGATGGAGAGCACTCGGTTATCTTCGGGAATAAGGATAGCTGGAAAGATTGGCACCTTATTCCCGCTTCCCGCCCCGTTTTTAATCCACCGGAAGTGAAGACCAACTTCATCGATATACCCGGAATGAATGGCGGAATCGACATTTCAGAAATTCTTTCCGGGTATCCTCTTTTTAAAAATCGAAACGGTTCCTTTGAATTTGTGGTTGACCCAGACTGGAAGAACTGGGCTACGGTTTATTCCGAGATATCGAATTATCTGCATGGGCAGTTCTTACGGGCAATTCTTACGGATGACCCCACCTATTTCTACGAAGGGCGTTTCTCAGTTGATGCATGGAAGTCTTCGGAAAAGCATTCTTCTATAGTAATCAACTACGACGTTGATCCGTACAAGTACAATGTCATCGGAACATTGGATGAATGGATTTGGGACACGTTCAATTTTGAAACGGGCATTATCCAGAACTACAAGCTCATTCAAATCGATGGCACATATACGTTTACGATCGTTGGCGAGCAGGCACGGATTTCTCCTATTTTTACGGCAACTTCGGATATGACTGCGGTGTTCAATGGATCGACGTTCCCTATAAAGAAAGGGACGCATAAGATCTATGGTATCACATTCGGAAGCGGAGAAAACAGAATCACGATTTCCGGAAGTGGAACACTCAGCATCGATTATAGAGGAGGTAGTTTGTAATGAATTATCGACTCTATGCCAATGACGAACTCATCTTCGCTAGCGATTGGGCCGATCCAGAGTATCAACTGATCAGTCCGATCATCAAAATGGAAGCCAACAAGGCCGGAAGCGTTGAATTTACCATGCTTCCAAGGCATCCGTTTTACGATACGCTTTCGATCATGAAGACGCGGATTGACGTATATCGTGATGAAGAGCTGATCTTTTCAAGCCGTGTTCTAAGCAATGATACCGATACGTATAAGCAGCGCAAGGTTTATTGCGAAGGAGCGCTTGCCTATTTGGTCGATTCTATTTTCGGTCCGTCAAAAGGGACAAGAACCACCGAGGAGCATTTTCGGCTTCTCATTGATTCCCACAATGCTCAAGTCGAAGATACGAAAAAGTTCACAGTCGGAAGTATTGAGATTGACGAGAAGGCCGAGTCGCATATCTTTGGCGAAGACAATTATCGAGAAACATTCTCCGCAATTCAGTCTGACTTGATCGACTCCTTTGGCGGATATTTGCGAATTCGATACGAAAATGGAGTTCGATACATCGACTATTTGAAGTCTTACAATACAACGTCTTCACAAACGATCGAATTTGGACAGAACCTGATTGACCTGATGAACAAGCAGACAGGAGAAGATCTGTTCACAGTTTTACTTCCGATCGGAAAAGACAAGCTTACGATTGAGGCTGCGGGAGATTCTCAAAAGTACACGCATAACGGGAAGTATCTTGAAAACGCAGAAGCGATTGCCAGCTATGGACGAATTTTAAAGACTGAAGATTTCGGTGACATTACAGATGCGGGAACTTTGATGGAAAAAGCTGAGAAGTACATGACCGATAACTATAAAGGCATTCCTCCCGAATTGAGCATCAAAGCAATCGATCTGCACCAATTCTACCCGACGGTTCGGCCATTTAATCTGGGTGATTCCATTACAGTAAAATCTCCCATTCATGGTGTCGAGAGGGTCTTGATCTGCACTGCAATCGAGATCAACATCAAAGACCCTTCCAAAACCCAATATACGTTGACTGATCCGAACCAGATCACACTTCGGAAAGATCGAACACTCACTGGCAGCAGCGCAAGCACATCCTCAACAGCGAGCTCTGCAAAGAGAGGCGGCGCAGGTGGTGCTGCGGCGGCAAGTTTGCTTGAGAAGTTCGTCACTGAGGTGAACGGCGTTCTTACGATCAAGGACAAGGTGATCAATCTCGAAAGTCTGCCGGGAGGCACGCTTGGGCAGATCACTGCCGCTTTAACGGTTGGCGACGGCAAGATTATTGAAAACGTTCATAACAAATTAAACACGCTGTCTTCGACGATTACACAGATGGAAGGATCTCTAACATCTGAGATCAAGAACACCAAAGAAGGTCTGGAGACTAAAATCTCTCAGACGGATAGTTCCATTCGAGCCGACGTGTCCGACGAAATTAACGATGTTCGCGGAAGCATCGAGCTGTCAATTAAAGATATTGACGGCTTGAAGAAAAGCGTTCTCGATATTGATACGGACATCACCAATATCAACAGCGAGATCACCAATATTGAAAATCTTTATGCTAAAAAAGCATATGTGGACAGTCTCGTCACTTCAAGCGCGATTATCAAATTGCTTGATGGCGGCTATGTCAAGACGGCTGCTCTCACCACGAACAGCGCGGACATTGGATATTTGGAAGTCAAAACGATGACCTTTGGCGGCAGCACAGTAACTAAAGGTCAAGTCAAAGTCGTAACCGATTTTACGCAGGCGTCAACTTATGGGATTCATCTTGAAGGTGACAAGTATGTTACGTTTCTTCGAACGAGTGAGGCATTTGTCCCAACAACATACACGCCAGCTTATGGAGACACAATCACCTTCAACTAAATTCTCGGCGCGGACCTGTTGAATTGCGGGGAACTCCTTAGAGCCTTATCAGCTACAGCATGAGGATGAAAGAAGCCTGAGTGCGAATGCTCTAAAAATCGATAAGGATTGGACAATCAGCGCAGCTAAGACCCGAACAGGGTAATGTTCAGAGACTATCCCCGGCGGGGGAGTAGGCTTCGGCCAAAGCGGCAGGCCTGAGAAAATTCAAAATGGAAGTATTTTCTTGGTGAGATAGTCCTCGCCACACCGAAAGGTATGGCACATAGAGCAATCGAAGGTTACGATAAACTGCCGACCCTATATACCAATTACGTCGCATCGTCCATCACGGATATGAATGGGACTGGATACACGCCGTCCCAGGTTTGGATGGACTATACTGCGTCCAGTCTTACGGATTCTGACGGAAACAATGCAGCGAACAGCAATGTCTATTTGGCGGGAACGTCGGAGAAGAAGATAGGCGTGGCACATTGGCCCGATACGTTTTATAGAGGAAACACCAGCGGTGTTACAAAGCAAGGCGCATCTGATACAAAAACCTATTTGGAAGCCTCATCCAGTGGAACTTATCAACGAACGGCAACACGTAAAATGGTATACTACACGGCGAGCTCTACAACGGTTTATCCAAGGGGAGAGTCCGTATCGGCGGTCGAATACGATGATGTTTTGTACCAAGAGGGAAGCTCGGTAACGACTGTTGGCAAGCAAGTGGTATACGCACCATCAAGCGCGAATCCGAGATTCTACAATACTTCCAAAGCAACCAGAGTGAGTCTAAAAAAAGCAACGCTCACAACGGCAACTGCTACCGTATTAAAGATTTGATAGGAGAAGTGCAATGAAGGTTTATATTTCTCAGCCGATGGCAGGACTGACTAAAGAACAGATCGAGATCGATCGGGAAAACGGCATTAAAGTCGCTCAGATTTACTATCCCGACTGTGAGATTTTGCCGACATACTTTGAAGATTATGATACCTCTAAATTTACGCCGCTTGAGTATATGGCGAAATGCACGGAAATCATGAGTCAGGCAGACGTCTGTTTCTTCCTACCATGCTACTATCAGTCGGCGGGTTGTCGCCTTGAAGACCATATGGCTCAGGTTTACGGCGTAAAACGGATGTATCTGGACTTTGGAGTGGATGCAGACAATCTCCACGAATTTGTTTATGAGCCTATTGCGATTGTGAGGGAGAACTGATATGCAAGTCGAAAAAAATGATATTCTGAAAGTCATTAAGACTTTAAACAATATCGAAGTACATGGTGAGCAGAATCTAAGCATGCTTTACGCATCAATCACGTTTCTGAACAATATGATTTCTAAAGAAACCGCTTCTTCGGAAGTCGGCGAAACGAAATGATCGAGTGTGGAATTCAAGCCTAGCAATAGACCGTGACAGCCGGATATTTTTCGTTCTCATACAGAAGCCGCTCAAAGGTTGAATCCGAGTAAATTACTGGACTTTAGATGAAGTTTTGTGAACTTTCTTCTGTTCATTGTCCATTACCTCCTGAACCTTTTTAGCGGTATCAAGATCGACGGTCATCTTCCGAAGCAACGCTGCGGTACCGTAGACAGTATTGCCCTTTTTACCGGGGCAAGAGAAGCCCACATTCATGGCATCACCTCCTTTCTGTGAAAGATAGCCTTGAGCGGCTTCTGTATGAGAACTACAGCAAATGTTACGACCCAATATTGACAAAAATGGAGGTCTACATGAGCCATGTTCAATCTCTTACCACGGATAATACCGGCGCGTCGTCTATTTTCGATAAGTGCGCCGAAAAAATACTGTGGCTAACGTATTTTAATAACAAAATGCTAAGCGAAGGACAGATCACGAAAGAAGAACATAGAAAGATACAACAGAAGATTTCCAAGATTGACGCTTCATGAATATCGTAGTAAAATAATAATGACTATAATGACGGAAGCGGTGTGATTTCAAAATGGAAGATTTCTATAAAATCAAAGAAGCTCTCAAGATTATGCCGATTACTCAAATACCCCTCCGAGTTGTCATATACTCCCGAGTATCGACGGATTCCGAGGAACAGCTAACGTCCATCACCAACCAGAAAACCTATTACAAAAAGCTGATTGAAAATACGCCTAAATGGACATTGATCGAAGAATACGTGGATGAAGGGATTACAGGAACATCTACTAAAAAGAGAGAAGCTTTTCAGAGGATGATTAGTGATGGAATCGAAGGAAAGTTCGACATGATCATTACGAAATCCGTTTCAAGATTTGCGAGAAACACCTTAGACTCTTTACAAAATGTTCGCATTCTTACGGCGCATGGCGTAGGAGTTTGGTTTCACAGTGACGGTATACTAACCTTCGAAGCCGATGGGGAGCTTCGGTTGTCGATTATGTCCGCTTTCGCACAGGGTGAATCCGAGAAAAAATCGGAAGCTGTGCGTTTTGGACTTCAGGAGAGTATAAAAAGGGGCACTGTATTTGGGTTCGATAACATGTTCGGCTATCGATTGCATGGAGGAAAGCTTGAAATTGATGAAGCCGAAGTCCCAATGATTCAGAAAATATTCGAGTTATATGCTACAGACCGTTACAGTATGAATCAAATCGAAAAAATTCTGTATGACGACGGCTATCGCAACCATAATGGTAATCGAATATCGCATGCTACTTTATCGCACATTATTCGAAATCCGAAGTATAAAGGTGTCTTCGCCGGGAGAAAGGTTCGAAAGAAAGACCTGTTCGATGATAGAGTAGAAATGCTTCCGCAAAACGAATGGGTCATCATTGATGGGGAGAAAGGAAGATCGATCGTTCCGCCCATTGTTTCGGAGGAATTGTGGGCAAAAGCAAATAGGGTTCTTGAAGCCAGAAGCATTGATGTGAAGACCCGACAGAATAAATGCAACCATCCAAATTTGCTGACCGGAAAACTATGGTGTGTGCATTGCAACCTGCCATATCATCGAAAAGCATCGAAGACCTCGAATACCGTACTGAACAGCGCCTGGGTGTGCGCAGGAAAAATTCGAAATGGAACCGCAAGCTGCCCGTCGATATATTTGTATGAGAACGAAGTGAAGCAGTGCCTTTATGAGTTATTCATAGAAGACGACTTCGACATAGATGACTACATCAATCAATATATTAAACTTGTTTCGGAAGCGTCTAGTTCGGAGAAAAACACCAATCGCCAGAATGAGCTCGAAAAGGAACTTGCACTAATCGAAAAGAAAAAAACAAAAATTCTCGAGTTCAATGTTCTTGGTCAAGTCAGTGATCAGGACTATATTGCTCAGAACAACGCATTGAATGAAGAATACCAAAGGAAAAGCGAGGAACTTGCGAATGTCCGATTGGCTCTCGACGCAAAGAAACGTACCGAAGAAGATTTTGAGAAAATGAGAGGAGCGTTGCAGCAACTCAAAGGTCGAAAAAATATAGATTTCATAGATCCCGCTTTTGTACGAACTTATATCGAACGAATTGATGTTAGCATGATTGATGGCCGAACGATGAACATGGATGTTATTCTAAAAACTGGTGACAAAATTAGCCGAATTTTGAAGAAGAACCTTTCTTCCGTAAACAGACGCAAACACATATATACAGGAAGAAGGTTGATGTTCCGCCGAAAAACGCCATACGGACGAGGGAGTCATGAAATTCCCATCCAGATCAATATATGTTTCTTTTCACTGAATTAAAAAATTTAAAATGGAAGAATAGCCTCGCGTCAAGAACATATGCTATAATAGAGGAGATGAAATACGTCTCGAGAGATCATGAAAGCATGGTCTCTTATTTTTATATCTAAAAAAAGGGAGGAATGCTCATGAGTATTACACCGGAGCAGCTTATCGAAAAGTTTCAATATGCTCTCGACAATAATTGGGGATACATTCTTGGAAAAGCTGGCGGCGAATGGACACAAAAAGATCAAGATAATACCAAGAATGAGATGGCTATCAAATACGGCCAGCAGTGGGTTGGCCATAAAGTAGCCGATTGCAGTGGGTTATTTTCTTGGGCATTTAAACAACTTGGCGGAAAGATGTATCACGGAAGCAATACGATGTGGAAAAAGTGGTGTACGACAAAAGGCACACTCACCGAAGAGGCCATGACAAAGATTCTTCCTGGAACTGCTGTATTCAAAGTCAGAGACGATGACTATTATCATACCGGTCTGTATATCGGAGACAAAACTATTATCGAAGCCAAGAGCACCCTTTACGGCGTGACTACGAGCAAACTTAGTCAATGGCATTGTTGGGGCGAACTCAAAGGTGTCAATTATCCTACTGTTGAGGCTGTGCCTGACCCGATAGAAGATGATAAAACTGATGTCGCATCTACGGTTGGAAATTACAGAGTCATCAAATGGGGTATGCAGGGTGATGATGTAAAACTTATGCAGCAGATGCTCATCAATAGAGGTTATGTCTTGTCCGCTACAGGAAAATATGCAAGTCGGACGCTCAAAGCTATTATGGCTTTCCAAGAAGCTAACGGACTTAAAGCGGATGGCATTGTAGGAAAGAAAACGTGGAACAAACTTTTGAGTTAATCATGTTGGTTTTAATCGTCTCAATGGTATTGATCGACGTATTCAAAATGGAAGAATGAAAGGAGCCGTAAATGACTGTAAATGATTATCATCGTGCCGCTATGCGAACTGCTCCGGAACTGGACCGCCAGCAGATGCTTATCGATGCTGCTCTCGGTTTGACTGGAGAGGCTGGTGAAGTGGCAGATCTCGTAAAGAAAGCCAATTATCAGGGACATATTCTTGATAAAGATGCCATCATGAAAGAACTCGGTGACGTCGCATGGTATATCGCACTTGCCTGTCAGGGACTCGGCGTTACCATGCAAGAAGTATTTCAGATGAATGTTGATAAGCTTAAAAAGCGTTATCCTGATGGATTTGACGCTTGGATGAGTCGGAACAGGACGGAGTGATTCCGTGAGCAAGATCAGTGAATACCTCGCTCAAATTAAGACAGCTATTTATGGCCGAGAAGTTCGTGATGCTATCCACGATTCGATCGAGCAATGCTATACGGATGTCAGTAATGCGAAAACTTTAGCAGATACAGCGGCTTCGAATGCCAATGCAGTAACCAGTAAAGCAAATACGGCTGCATCAAATGCTGACACCAAAGCAAAACTGGCTAACGATGCGGCGACAAAAGCTGGCACAGCAGCTAGTAATGCAAATGCGGCGACAACGAAAGCCAACAATGCCGCAACCAAGGCTGATACAGCGGCTTCGAATGCTAATACCGCAACGACCAAAGCTAATGAAGCAGCTTCTAAAGCAAATACTGCTGCGTCGAATGCTGATACTGCAACGAGCAATGCTAATACGGCAACAACCAAAGCTAACGAAGCAACTTCTAAAGCAAATACTGCTGCGTCAAATGCTGATACCGCAACCAACAATGCCAATACAGCGACCAGTAAGGCAAATACTGCTGCTGAAACAGTTCAGACAAAATTAGACAATAATGACTTTGTTCCGAATATTACATTCACAGTTGAAACCGGTTTACCAGGAACGAATGCTGTAGTTGAGCAAACGGGTACGGGGAAAAGCATTGCACTGAAGCTTACGATCCCACGCGGAGACACAGGAAGTCTTGAAAATATTGACGAGGTGCTCGACGTCGAATTTCGGAATCGAGATATAGTTCCCCTGACTAATGAGTTGATCGATTCTGCAATAGCATCTGCCGAGGGGGAATAAGTATGCGATCCATAGACGAGACCTTTGAAACATTTGGCAAACGAGTTTTATGGCTCGGCTACGCTGGAGAAGAGGATCGAAGCACTTTGATCGTCGATCTCCATGATATTCTACTTGAATTTCCAGGCGCGACTGCCGTTTTAAAAGTTCGGCCTCCGGATGAAAAAGCAGCATATCCGGCTGTAACCGAGACGATAGACGACAAATTGCATTGGTCTATTAGCGATTCCGACACAGCTAAGGAAGGTCGAGGCGAGCTGCAACTGTCGTTGATATCTCCGACAGGAAGTAAGATCAAGACGGCAGTAGCAGCTATGGAAATTAGCAGAAGTCTACCCGACGGAGGGCAAAAACCTGACAGAATAGATAACTGGATGGAAAAAGCAGAAGTCGCTCGAAAAAAAGCGGAAGAGGCCGCGACGAAAGCGACTGATGCAGCTAAAAGAGCAGAAGATGCCGCCGAGAGTGTCGGTAACGTCAAAGCTCTGACGAATGAAGATTTGGAGGAGCTATTGAAATGAGCAAATTTCTGAATGGCGATGGCGTACTTTATTTGTGGGGTAAGATCAAGACTTATGTGGGGAGTGTGCTTCCGACCAAAGTCAGTCAGCTCACAAACGACAGTAAGTTTATCACGATCGACGATGTTCCGGAAGGCACGGTAGCCAGTAATACGCTACCTAAGGAAAACGGGACTCCGAATGCAGGCAGTGAAATCACGTTTGCCCGTGGAGATCACGTTCACCCGCATGATTCGACAAAAGTTGACAAAGTAGCCGACAAGCAGCTTTCGACTAACGACTTCACCACAGCCGAAAAGGAAAAGTTGGCTGGTATTGCGGAAGGCGCAAATAAGTATACTCTGCCGACTGCCGGAAGCTCTCTGGGTGGCGTAAAGACGACGAGTTCAGTTACGGACGTGCACGGCTATACTCCGGTTCCGATTGTGGGTGGCGTTCCTTATTATAAGGACACGAATGCGCCACAGGAATCCGTGCTGTATACGCCACAGATACTTGATGATACACAAAAGGCGCAGGCAAGATCAAACATTGATGCGGCCCCTGCTGGCGAGCTTAATCAGTTAAGGGACGATTTAGGTGAGATAGACAATGCGGTTTTTGACACTACCACAACAGAAGAACTTGTCAACACGAATCCTATTGTTGAGGACGGAAAAACATTATATACTTCTACTTATATTGCGATTCAAGAGCAATCTAATTCAAGCATTGCAACACTGACAAATGTAGTAGTTGGAGAGACTTTATATATTTCGTCAACAGTTGCGAATACCACAACTTCTTGGGGATTTACTTTTACGGATGATAGAAATAAAACCATTTATCATTATTATGACGAATCTTTATCGGGTCTCGTAGATAAAACAAATATTGAGGTTACTGTTCCCGAAGGGGCGACTAAGCTGTATGTCTCTCGACTGAGTTCCAAGGGAAAACCTGAGGTTTTTCGAAAAAAAGCAGTCAAACGCAAAACACCAAAGAGTAATTTGATTGACGTATTACATGAAAAAAAATTGGTTGTATTTGGAGACAGTATGGCATATGGTCACACGATTCCAGAAAGCGTTTGGACAAAGCTTCTTGCTGAAAAGCACGGCATGATTTTAACCAATTTTGCGCAAAATGGTACTACTATAACTCGAAAAACAACGACAATGAGTGGCGCGACTTTTTTAGATACAGACAGTGTTCATGCAAAAGTAATGAACAATCTTAACAATCCTGTAGAGGCTGATTATATTATCGTTTTTGGGGGAACGAACGACATAGCAAGAAATGACCAATGCCCTCTTGGAACGATCGATGATGCAACGTCTCAAACTTTTTACGGTGCTTTAAATGCGATTTGTCAACGTCTAATACAGACATATCCGTCAGGAAATATTTGTTTTATTACTCCATATATCAGAAATGCTGGACTTGCAACTACTGAGATATGTAAACAATACGTAACTGCAATTCATGAAGTTTGTGAAAAATTTGGTGGAATACCTGTTTTTGATAATACTGTTAATGGCGCGTTAGATTTTTCAAATAGTTATCAGGTAAACGCATTGACAATGAAAGACAGTTATCACCTCAACGAGGATGGGCATAAGAGAGCAATGCACAAGTACGAAGTTTTTTTACAGGGTATTTAATTAACTAAAGTTTGCTAGTTCTAACTAAACAAAAACGATAATTGATCGCGTAATCGGTTCTGCGTTATTCCATATAGCAAGGAGATGATTTTGAACGGATATTCAATTTGTAAACATTGGTGATACTCAGACGGACATCGATGCGCTGATTGCTAAGGCGGGTTAAGGAGCCTGGTCTATGAATGTTATTGCAACAATCATCATCGGAGCACTCGTAATACTTGCCGTTGGAATTGCCATTGGCAAGTTCATTCATGCCGGTGGCAGCTGGGACAGATAACCGAAGGAGGATCTGAATGGCTTATTTGGATGGAGGTGGTTTGACTTACCTCTGGGCAAAAATCAAGGGTGCTTTTCTTGGCAAAAACGATAAAGCATATGATTCAGCCAGACTCGGAGGAAAGATGCCGGAATATTATATTCAGCCTGCGAATTTGTTGAATAACAGCGATTTTTTGAATCCGATTGCACAAGCAGGAGTCGGCGGCCTTCATGGTTCGACTGCATATGCAATCGATCGCTGGAACAGAACAACGGGCGCTACGGTTTCCCTTGTCTCGAACGGTTTGAAAGTTGTATCCGACAAATCGGACTGGGTTGCTGGTATCCAGCAGAGAATCGAAGCAAAACGATTTGCTGATACGATGACGCTTGCGGTGCATGGCATTTTTCCAGTTGCATGCAGATTATGTGCATATATCGGCAGCGGTACTGTAAATTTTGGCGATCCCGGCTATTTTCAAGGTGATCCGGCAGAGCGCACGCTGGTTCTAAAGTTGACGAAGCCCAGCAGTCTAACTGGCGATGAAGTGGTGAACATTTATATTTCACCTGATACCGACAGTACGGGAACGGCAGCAATCATTCAGTGGGCAGCCCTGTATGAGGGCGAATACACGGCGGAAACCCTGCCGCCGTATGTGCCGAAAGGATACGCGGAGGAACTGGCCGAGTGTCTGCGGTATTATCGGAAGATCAAGGGCGATTCGCAGACGTTCGTCGGATACGCCGCGAGCGGCATCGCCTACGCGTTTATTCCGCTGACTCAGGCGATGCGGATTGTGCCGACGGTGACGTTCAGCGGGAAGTTTTTCTACACGCTGGGCAGCACACAGCAAACGTCGGTGGAAACCGGCACGCAGCACAGAGCCGGGACGGAACGCGTCATCGTCAAGTGCCCGGTGTCTGTAACGGGCGTATGCACGGGCACGATTACTCCGCAGGGCGACATTGATATTTCTGCCGATCTGTAAAGGAGGGATGGCATGGACGAAGAGCTTTATAAGGTACTGGTGCAGGTTGACGATGCAAGTCGAGTAACAGCCATCAATTCCGATGCGTTCATTTCGAATGAAACGGGTTGGACGGTTGTCGATGTCGGTACTGGAGATCGATATCATCATGCTCAGAACAATTATTTAGCATATCCGCTCATCGACGATCGAGGCATATATCGCTACAAATTTGTTGACGGCATGGTCGTCCAGAGAACGCAGACTGAGATGGATACCGATTATGCAAATCAACCTGATCCGGAACCATCCAAAGAAGAAAAAGAAAAAACACTAACGAATGCTAGAATTCAGGCATTGACGGACAGAAACGAGTTCATTGAAGATTGCATTGCAGAAATGGCGGCGGTCATCTATGCGTGACATCTTCTGGGGACTCTTTCTTTTATTTTTGGGCGAAGGAGGTGAGATCATGATGGCAATGTTTTTTGCGCAGCGTGTAATTCTTGGTAAGACTGCATACAAGGATGTCCCGGCTAAGCTCAAGCCTCAGGTGAAGGAGCTGCTGGTGGATTCCGGTCTCCCGGAACTGGCTGAGGAGTAAAGAACTGAATCTTTGAAAGGAGAGCACAATATGCAGCGATATCCGGATAATAGACCAGTGGGGTATCAAGGAATGTATCCTTATCAGATGCCTCAACAGCCTATTCAGATTCCAGCCAATCCATACATGGAGCCTGCTTCCCAAAACCGTCAGCTCAGTTTGAGAGGGCGATCAGTGGCGAGCGAAAATGATATCCGTCCAAATGATATCGTTATGGATGGCGGCGTGTCATTCTTTCCAAAAGACGATGGGCAAGCAATTTTTGTCAAATGGTGGGGTAGCAATGGCCTGATCGAAGGTCGAGTCTTTGTTCCCGCCCCTGACACTACATCCGATAAAGTCGAAGGCTCTAATGCCGAAAAGAAGCTCGACGATATTTTGGAACGACTTGTTCGATTGGAAAAGCGGCTTGGTAAACCTTATAACCCGAACCGTTCCAATCATCAAAATGGAAGTCCGAAGAAGGAGGATGTAGCTCATGAATAATCCGATGTCTATGCTTTTGAATATGGCAATGCAAAATTCGGCTATCGCGAATAACCCGAGAGCACAGGAAATGCTTCAGGTCATTCAGAGCGGAGACGCACAAAAGGGTCAGCAAATCGCCATGAACCTTTGTAAAACTTATGGGGTTTCAAAGGAACAGGCGGTCGGCATGGCCACGGAATACTTTAAGAATCAGCTTCATATCCCGCTCTAAGGGGTATGACAGACCGAATGAAATAATGTGACAACGCAGAGAGACTTTAACGGAGCGCGCGGCCGGAAGGGTCTCTTTTCTGTTGTTAATATTTATTTTTAGGAGGTCATCCTATGTTTGGTTCTTCTATTCCCAGTATTCCTTTGACTGCTCCGATTGGCAACATGATGGGCGGCTTCAACGGCGGTTATGGATGCGGTAACGACAACAGTTGGTGGGCTTGGATTATTCTGTTCGCTTTGTTTGGCGGCTGGGGTAATCGGAACGGCAATAATAACGGTATGCCTTCCGTGGTTTACATGGATCGCGGCGTCGGCTCCGGCAGCGGTGAAATCCAGAGAGGTTTCGATACCAGTACGATTATCTCGAAACTCGATGGCATCAACAACGGCATCTGCTCCCTCGGTTACGATCAGCTTGCTCAGATGAATGGTGTCAATACCAGCATCATGCAGACCGGATACAACATCCAGAACGGTATTACACAAATGGGCATCGCTCAGATGCAGGATACAAATGCGCTGTCTCGTCAGCTCGGCGATTGCTGCTGCGAGAATCGTCAGGGTCAGGCCGAAATCCAGTACCGGATGGCGACTGATACCTGCGCGATCACGACCAGTATTGCCAATGCAGCGCGAGACATTATGGATAATGACAATGCGAACTTCCGTGCTATCTCGGATCGTCTCACGGCTTCCGAGTTGGCTCGTAAGGACGAGAAGATCGCGGATCAGGCACAGATTATCAATAGCCTGAATCTGGCGGTATCTCAGCGGAATCAGAACGAATATCTGATTGCTCAGCTGAAGCCTTGCCCGATTCCGGCTTACACTGTGCCCAATCCGTATAACTACAATGGACAGACCTGCTGCGGGAATTACAGCTAAATCAAAATGGGAGAGATTTCTAATGCGGAGATCTCTCCCTATCTCTTTTAGGAGGTATATTTATGATTGAACTCACTAATTCTGCCGCTCAGACTGTCCAACCCGGAGCGGCTGTTACCTTCGATACGGTGATGCTGCACACTGGCTGCGGCGAATGTTTCACGAAGGGGATTCCTTCGGTTAAACTTCGTGCTATCGGTGGAACATACAAAATCGACTTTACAGGTAACGTGAGCGGTACTGCTGCCAATACGCCGGTGCAGCTCGCAGTTGCATTGGGTGGTGTAGCAATTCCGGCAACGGTTGGCGTTTCGACTCCGGCTGCCGAAAATGCTTTCAACAATATCGCCATCGGCACATATGTCAAGAACACGTGCTGCGATCTCAACCGCGTGAGCATTGTCAATACAGGTACGGTTCCGGTCTTGTTAGCTGCGAACATGAACCTTCGTATTGCGCGAGTATCCTAATGGAGGTGAACAACGATGTATGAGAACGACAAGGTAAGAGAACTTTGCGGTATCTATGATGATATTGTTCAATCCGTTAAGGGCGAGCTCGCTAAAGGGATCGAGACGGTTGATACGCATGAGCTTGGTGAAGCAATCGACATGATCAAAGACCTTGCCGAGGCGAAAAAAGACTGTTGGAAGGCCTGTTATTATGCGAGGCTTATCGAGACGATGGACGATTTCGAGGAGGAAGACGAATACGGACGGCGTGGATATCACAGGCGACCGCTTAGAAAACCTCATCCATATGACTACGAAGATCGTCTGAATCGCGAAAGTGGTTTTGAGGAAATGCTTCGAGAGGGCGACCGCCATACCGAACATCCTCGATACGGTCAGGCCTACAATGAGTATCAGTCTGCCAAGAGGCATTACACGATGACCAACTCGCAGACGGATAAGGACGAAATGACTCGCCATGCTAACGAACACGTTGCAGATACGATGGAGACTGTTCGGGAAATCTATAAGAGTGCCGATCCTGATCTCAAAAAGCGTATCAAGACGGATCTGACAAAACTCATCAGCGAAATGCCGGGCTAAAAGCAATGAAAAGCTTCCTACTAAATGGATATTTATGGAAGCTTGAGCATGTAAGCCCCGATGATCCGATTCTTATGGATCGAGACGGACGATTCAGCGTGGCAACGACAGACCCTCGAACGGGATCGATTTATATTTCGAATCGCTTAACCGGCCACTTTAAAAATCGTGTTTTGATTCATGAGATCGGACATTGCGTTTTATTCAGCTTCCATCTGATCGACGACATCTACCGCATGGTAAAGCCGGAGTACCGCACAGAAGCGGAAGAATGGATATGCAACTTCATAGCCGACTATGGTATGAAGATATTTGAAAGCATGTACTTTATCCTTGGCGATGAAGTTTGGACATATATTCCAAGAGAACTCGAACGAATGATCGGATAGGAGGTGATGGCGTGGATAGTCGATTGGAAATCTTTGTCACGATTATCTGCTCCGTAATTGCATCTTCCGGATTCTGGACGTGTATGCAAAAGATTACGGATAAAAAAGATGTAAAGACGCAAATGCTGATCGGCCTGGCTCACGATCGAATTGTCTGGCTTGGCATGCAGTATGTCGAGCGTGGATGGATTACGCAGGATGAATACGAAAATTTGTATGAATACCTGTATAAGCCATATGAGAAGATGGGTGGCAATGGCTCAGCAAAGCGAATCATGCAGGCAGTCAACAACCTGCCGATTCATAAATCTTCTTATACGAAAGGAGTAACAAAATGACGCTGAACAATAAAACTTACGATGTGATCAAGTGGATTGCACAGTATTTCATTCCGGCTGCGGGCACGCTCTATGCAGCACTGTCCAAGATTTGGGGCTTTCCATATGGCAGCGAGGTTGTCGGCACGCTAAGCGCGATTGATATTTTCCTTGGTGCAATTCTGGGTATCTCTTCTGCAAACTATTCGGGCGAAGGTACGCTTGAAATTCACGCTGATGCGGAAACGAATAAGGATGTGTATCAGCTCATGCTGAATGTTCCGGTGGAGTCGCTGGCAGATCGTGATTCCGTTACCTTTAAAGTCAATAAGGATTCGCGGAATTAACATTTCTTATGATAGAGAGTTCATGAAAGGAGAAAATCGTGGATATTCTGAAAATCATTGGACTGCGAGTTGATGAACCAGAGGAAACTGAACGGGACGATATCGACTTGGAGATTGAAAGACTGACTGAAAAGTTAAAAGAGGAAGATCCGCTTTCGGAGAATTATCCGAAACTGGCGACACGCTTGAAGGGACTGTACGAAATCAAGGACAAGAAACTTGATACCGATTCAGTCCCGGAGACGTTTTTTCAGAAATATGGTGAAACGATTCTGAAATGCGGATGCTCAATTTTATCAACAGTGTTGGTCCTTCGCTACGAGGATATTGTCGGACCGGTTCATTCTGTGCTCAAAAACAGATTGGGCCATGATTGAACAATTCTATGGAGATATTTTGGACGGAACTCTCGAAAGAGATCGCTGTGAAAACACGGCATCTCTTTTTTTTTTCGCAGAAATTACATGCTGTATAGTGAAAGGAGTGATTTCTTTGTTTAAAAAGAGATACAGTGACGGATATGCCGATTATCCGGGAGTTGGAAAAATCACAGACGAAATGGTAGCTAAGTATGTTCGAAACCATACACATTGGTGGGACAGACTTGACTATCATAAAATCAGTGATGCAACCATCGCGGCATTTGGCATGTTGGCAGGCTATATCGAAAAACCTAAAAAGAAACGCTGGTTTTTCTAAAAAAAAAAAGAGGGGTTTTAACAATCCCTCTTTCTTTTTATGCTTGATGTCGGGCATCGTATTTGTATTTATCTTCTATCGGGAAACTTCCGTGTGTCACCCACCAGTTTGTAACCGAAAGCGGAATGACTTTGCGTTCACCATTATCGGGATAAGCCAAGTTGACTGCGCGAAGGGAAGATATCTGCTTTATGGCGTCATTCAGAAGCGAATCGGTACTTTGCCCCGGCATGATGTTCCACGAAAGTTGAGGTGCAATAATGTAGCAATATTCTCCATTGCCGTCAGTTGTCTTATGCCCTTTTCGGATCATAGCGTCAGAAAAATCATGAACAATGCCAAGCTCGTCTGGTACGTCAACGGCTAAACAAAAACTGATGATATCACGATAATGCGGAGTATAGCCGTCGAGGTCTGGATTGGGGTCCCAACGAGTTTTATGCGGTATAAAATCAACTGTTATCGCATATTTGTCTGGCAAAGGGGACGGCCCGTAATTGTCTATTCGATGCGGCGCAAAAGAGTGAAGCCCCATGTGAAAAACATGTTCCATACAATCGAAACCCCTCTATCCCGTAATTGTTGATTATATTATAGCACAACGCGTAATATTTGTAAAGCTTTACTAATTAGAAAGAAAAGAGGTATATTCTATGAGAAAGGCGCATTTTGAAGTGGTGATCGGATTCAATATGGTGGACGAAAAGGTTTGCTCGCAAAAGTCCTGTGACAAATTTCTGGATGCTTTTCTCGAAATCATGACCGATCAATTTTCGGGCGTCAAAGAATTTGCTGAGCTGACTGATATCGTTGTGAAGAGCGGACCAGAAGATTCTCCAGAACCACTTTATAAGGCGGATATTCGAGACTATAGCAGCAAGAAACACTTTTCATAATTCGCAAAAATTGCAGCTCCTATAATAGAAATATTATTAGGAGGAAACTATTATGGAAGTTATTATCTGCCATACGGTAGGATACGCTTGTGATGTGGAGTTGGAAGGATTTAATGCTCCGATCAGATTCTATTTTGAAACGATGGATCAGCGAAGAATGTTTTCGAAGTTAATTCGGAAATATAATCGTGTCAACGTTCGAAAAGGAAGACCGATTGGTGTTACGCATTATGATATCGATGCTTCAAAGACGAACGTGAGCTACTACTTTGGCACAAGAATCGCAGAAATGGTCTATGCCTGATGATTTGAGAGATTGAGCTCTAACAAGGGCTCTTTCTTTTTATTTTTTCGCAGGAAAAGCATCTTCTATTATAGGAGGTGATCTTTATGAAAAAGATCGAAATTTTGGGAAAGAGATATTATGTATTAACAGAGGAGGAAACGCATAATGTGCATGGTTCGGCCGCACGTATTATTAGTTCCGATCTGATGGTTGAAATTATAGCTATTTTGTATGGGTTAACGTTAAGCTTTCCCTATACTGGAAATTCGTATTTTGAATTATCCGATAAGGGGAAAGACTTAATTCATCAAATAAAACAGGCATTGCAGGAACTAGAGCAGGCCAAGTCATTTGACGATGCGTAAGCTCCTTGTAGAGACCTACATGGTCTCTTTCTTTTTCGTAGTAAAAACATTTTCTATTATAGGAGGTGATCTTTATGAAAAAGATCGAAATTTTGGGAAAGAGATATTATGTATTAACAGATAGAGAAATTCATGACCATGATGACTACCCTCTGTATTGCATTGATCGGGATACATATTGTAAAATTTGCGAGGCGTTACATCAGTATGTAAAGTCGATTAAATTTGGTACGATGCCAGATTGTGAAAAGACTCGCATGCTGAATCTGTGTATGGAAGCCTATAGAGGACTATTCAACGGGCGTTCAATTCTTAGGTTATGAATGCTTTTTTAAAGGAGACCCACATGGTCTCTTTCTTTTTATTTTTCGTAAGGAGGTCTTGACGGATGAGTTCAGATGCAGTATGCTTATTCATAGGATTTGTAACAGGGATTCTTGCGACGGTATATATTCTTGAAACATTCTACATAGACTAACTCGCAAAAAAAGCAAGGGCTATAATAGAGAACTTTGGGAGTTTACCCGTGGGAGGCTTAGGCATTGGGTCCTAAGTTAGCCCGCAATAATCGTCTAATTGGAGGACACCGGAATACCGGAGACGTATGTTAGAAGCATACAAGGGTTTTTATTTTTCGACTTGGAGGGGAACGATATGGCTAAAATAAAATCCGTAACCTGCCCGAACTGCGGAGCCGTTCTTACCGTGGACGAAAGCATCGATTCGTTTTTCTGTATGCACTGCGGTCAGAAAATAAACCTTTCAGATGACTCGATTAAGATGGATATTAAGACCGACCATACGATTCGGTGGGTAAATCAGGCAAAGCTTGAAAGAGAGAGAGCTGAGAGAGAAGAACGAAATAAGCCGATAAGTAAACAGGATATTGGATTCATGATTGGTGTAGTTGCACTGTCTCTTGTTTTAATGGGCGGATTCTTTTTCTGGTCGTCAATTTCTAAGTTACTAGGAATATAAGAGAGACGCACTATGGATATTACTTGTCCAAATTGTAAGAAAACACTGACGGTTGAGAATAATAGAGAAACCTTGTTTTGCAGTTACTGCGGTCAGAAAATAAACCTTTCAGATGACTCGATTAAGATGGATATTAAGAC